CAACATTCACAAATATAATAGTTAAATAAATTTTGTAATCTCATACAAAATTCGTATATTTGTAAAACAATTTTAATAAAATAAATGAACTCAGAAGATACATTATCCAAATTTGGACAATCGTTTCAGTCAAAAGTAGTTTCCGCATTACTTTCTGATGTGAAATTGATTGATACATTGCATGAGATTATACATAAGAAGTTTTTCGAATCAGAAGCAAATAAGTGGATAATTGGTGAAATATTAGAATATTATAATCAATATAAGGGAGTTCCTACTTTAGATGTTTTTAAAGTTGAAATTTCTAAAATAGATAATCCATCAATTAAAAAGACTGTAGTTGACCAACTTAAGTTAATATATACTGCAGTAGGTGATACTGATTTACAATATGTAAAGAATGAATTTAGTGCCTTTTGTATTAATCAAAACATTAAAGAGGCAATTGTTCAATCGGTAGATTTACTTAAAGCGGGTAATTACGATAGAATTAAAGATTTAGTTGATAAGGCTTTAAAAGTTGGTATTGAATCCGATTTAGGACATGATTATCTTTTAGATTATGAAAATAGAATAGAAGATATCAATAGAAGTACAACCCCAACTGATTGGGATGCTATCAATGAAATAATGGATGGCGGTTTAGGGCCAGGTGAATTGGGAGTTATTGTAGCACCATCCGGCGTTGGTAAAACTTGGGTATTGGCAGCATTAGGAGCAGCAGCTGTGAAAGCGGGTAAAAGTGTTGTTCACTATTCAATGGAACTTTCAGAACACTATGTTGGGCAGAGATATGATACTGTATTTACAAATATCCCATCCGCTGATTTGAAAGATAGAAAAGATGATGTTAAAGATAAAATCCGTAAATTAAAAGGTAGATTACTTATTAAATATTTTCCACCTAAAGGAGTATCATCTAAAAAGATTGAAGCTCACTTAGAAAAGATGATAGCAGCGGGAAATAAACCGGATTTGGTTATTTTAGATTACGCTGACCTTTTACTATCACATAGTAATAAATCAGATTCCACATATGGTGAGCAGGGTGGTGTATATATCGAACTTAGAGGTTTGGGTGGTGAATTGGGTATTCCAATTTGGACAGCATCTCAGACAAATAGAACGGGTATAGATGCCGAAGTAATTGAAGCTGATAAGATTGCAGATTCATACGCTAAAGTAATGAACGCTGACTTTATTATGAGTTTAAGTAGAAAATCTAAAGACAAGTTAAATAATACCGCTAGGATACACATTATGAAGAACCGATTTGGGCAGGATGGAATTACCTTCCCAGCTAAAATGGACACGAATAAGGGGATATTAGAGGTATATACGGCCACTTCATCCGATGGTATCATAGCAAGTAAGGAAAGTAAAGCAGGTGAAACTTTTGAAAAGCAGCTACTACACAAAAAGTATGTAGAAAATATGGGCTAATTTATGAAATTATTATTAGGAGATTGTTTAAATAAATTAAAAGAGTTAGAAGATAATAGTGTAGACCATATTATCTCTGATTGGCCTTTTTTTGGTGTAGTGAAGGAAGATTGGGATAATCAATGGAAAGATTTAGATGAGTATTTAGTTTGGGCAAGGCAAGTAATTGTAGAATATAAAAGAGTAATAAAAGAAAATGGTAATTTAGCTATCTTTACTGGAAGGCAATATAATCGTCATATTTCTCAAATACTTGATGAATACTTTACTGAAAAACGAATAATCATTTGGAGTAGAAAAAGAGCATTTAACTCATCCAGAGGTAATGCATTTGCAAGTGGATATGAACCTATTTGCTATTACACAAATGGTGATAAAGGTGTTTTTAATACAATGAAAATAAAACCAAATACTACACGAAAAGAATATACTGAAGGAATACTAAAAGATGGTATAAGTTTAAGTGATGTATGGGATGATATATCAGCATTACCACATAACAGTAAGGAAAGATTAGACCACCCAACTCAAAAACCATATAAACTGATTGAGAGATTGGTTTTAGTCTTATCAAACGAAGGTGATACTATATTAGACAACTTTGCCGGTAGTGGGACATTGGGTGAAGTATGTATAAACACAAATCGTAAATGCATTCTCATAGAAAAGGAAAACGCATATTTTGATTTGATTAAAAATAGATTGGATAAATATAAGTTTTTTATATAGAATGCAAATCAGACCTATACATAAAAATACTGCGATTCCATTTATACAACAATATCACTATAGTAAAATTCTACCAAGATTGACTAAATGGTATTTGGGGTATTATGAAAATGAGGAGTTAGTTGGGGTTATTACATTAGGATGGGGGACACAACCATTACAAACTATCCAAAAGATATTTTACAAAGATAATATGGTTACTACCGATTATTTTGAAATAGGTAAAATGTGTTTTAGACCTGATAAAAATGGAAGTAACTTTGGTTCTCAAGCTATTAAAGTCCTATTGGATTGGGCTAGAGAAAATACAAATGTTAAATTTATATATACATTGGCCGATGGTATTATGGGAAAATGTGGATTTGTATATCAGGCATCAAACTTCAGATACATTGGTAATTTCAAAACTGATGTTTATATGGATAGGGTGAGTGGTGAAAAAATACATCCCCGAAGTGCTAAACAATTATGTAAAGAAAACGCTAATTGGGAAAGTAAAGAAAAGGTATTTTGGTTAACCCATAACTTTTGTGAATATAAAGGAATTGACAGGATAAGGGGATTGATGTTTAGATATATTTATCCTCTATCAAAATCATCGAAAAAGATATTGAATAAGTATGATGAGTATAATGGGTTAAAAAATCCAAAAGAAATAGATTTAATTTTTGAAAAAAGGGTGAGACTTGGTGGGTATGAAGAAATCAAAAAACCAGACTTTAATATGAATGTGTTTAATCACAACTATCAAAAGTATGGAGAAAATTCGAACATAAACGAGTTTTTTGATTTTAAAAATTGAACATCAATTAGTTAGTAAAAACTTCAAAAATTGTGATTGTTTTTCTAATATATATGATAGTTATATCTACCCCATAGAAACTTAAAAAACTAAAAACACTAAGACGAATGAGCAAATTATTTACGGATAGAATCCCATACAAACCATTTGAATATCCAGATTACTACAACGAAGGTTGGTTGAAGCAAATGCAGGCATTTTGGTTACATACTGAAATACCAATGCAGGGGGATGTGAAGGATTGGAATGAAAATTTAACAGAAGAAGAAAAGCACTTAGTAGGTAATATCCTTTTAGGATTTGCTCAAACCGAATGTGCAGTATCAGACTATTGGACTGGTATGGTTACAAAATGGTTTCCAAAGCATGAGATTAGACAGATGGCAATGGCATTTGGTTCGCAAGAAACAATCCATTCAGTTGCATACTCATACTTAAATGAAACATTGGGGTTAGATGACTTTGCAGGCTTTATGCATGATGAAGTTATGAAAGAAAGATTTGAGTTATTAACAAACACAACCGCAGATTGGACTCCTAAAGATTTAGAAACAAATCATCAGGCTAGAGTTGAGGTTGCTCGTTCACTTGCTATATTTTCAGCATTCGCTGAAGGAGTTGCATTATACTCTTCATTCGCCGTTCTTTACTCATTCCAAATGAGAAATCTCCTAAAAGGAATTGGACAACAAATGAAGTGGAGTGTAAGAGATGAATCGCTACATTCAAAGATGGGTTGTCAATTATTCAGACATATGTGTAGTGAATTTCCTGAATTGTTAGAAGAAGCAAAAGCTGATATCTACAAAGCAGCTGAAATCATTAGAGATTTAGAACATAAATTCATTGATAAGATTTTTGAACAAGGTGATTTGGAGAATCTTAAAAAGAATGACCTAAAAGAATTTATTACAAAAAGAGTTAATGAAAAGTTAGGAGAATTAGGATATAACCCAATTAAAGGTGGAGATGATTACTTTGAATTTAACGAAAAGAAAGCATCTGAATTAGATTGGTTTTATCATCTTACGGGTGGAGTAACTCATACGGATTTCTTCGCTATGAGACCTACTGATTATAGTAAGGCTGGTGAGGGTGAAAATTGGGATAATATATTTTAAAAATAATTTATGAAAAATTACGGAGAAGAAAATGGATGGGAAGTAGATGTTGATTTTCCATCTTGGGGTAATAATGAGATATATGTAAAAACTATATCCAAAACATATTTGCAAGCAGGAGAAAAACCAAAAGATGCATATTGGAGAGTTGCTACGGCAGTTGCTAAGAGATTGGATAAACCACAATTAGCAACAAAATTCTTTGATTACATTTGGAAAGGCTGGTTGTGTTTAGCAACGCCTGTATTATCGAATACAGGTACTGATAGAGGATTACCAATTTCATGCTTCGGTATTGATGTGGGTGATAGTATCTATGAGATTGGTTCTAAGAATTTAGAATTGATGTTGTTAGCAAAGCATGGTGGTGGTGTTGGTATTGGTATCAATATGATTAGACCAGCTGGTAGTAAAATTACTGGTAATGGAACATCGGATGGTATTGTTCCATTCGCTAAAATCTATGATTCAACTATCCTAGCTACAAATCAGGGAAGTGTTCGTAGAGGAGCAGCATCGGTAAACATTAAAATCGAACATAAAGACTTTGAAGATTTCTTAGAGATTAGAGAACCCAAAGGTGATGTAAATAGACAATCACTTAACTTGCATCAATGTGTTGTAGTTAGTGATAGATTTATGAAAAAGTTAGAAGAAGGCGATAGTGAATCTCGTAGAAAATGGGGTAAGTTACTTCAAAAAAGAAAAGCAACTGGAGAACCATACATTATGTATAAGGGCAATGTAAACAAAGCAAATCCTGAAATGTATAAGAAGAACGGATTGAAAGTTCACATGACTAACATTTGTTCGGAAATCGTTTTACATACTGATGAGCAACATTCATTCGTTTGTTGCCTAAGTTCATTAAATTTAGCAAAATACGATGAGTGGAAAGATACTGATTTAGTTTATACATCTACTATTTTCTTAGATGGTGTATTGGAGGAGTTCTTACAAAGAGCTAAGAATATGAAAGGATTTGAGAATTCAGTCCGTTCCGCAGAAAGAG